AGAACCATAACAATTTTCACATTCTATTCTACTATCACTATCGTCATAATTCGCACTTAAATTATAATATCCTTTACCTTCGCAACGATTACATTCTAACTCTTTTTCTAACTCTTTTTCTAATACTTCCTCAACATCTGCCCAATGATTCAAAGCCCATTGTTTTGTGTCTATAGGTAAAGTTTTTCTAAAATCTTTTATTCTTTGCAACTTTATCTCTAAACAAGCTTTTCTTAACTTATCTCCTGTAATTTCATCTAAACTCATTTACTCCTCCTTTTGTATTATGTCTACATCTGTCATACATTGCTCTACACTAGCTAAAATGTCCTCGAATATTTTTTGTCCTTCCTCTGTATAACTTGTGTTTCCGTCTACATCATAATGAACATACTTTTCATATTCTTTACCAAATTTCACTTGCATCAAATCATCTGCCATTTCACAAGAAATGGCAATGTAATCTTCTGCATTTAATTTTCTTAAATTAATATTATTATAGTTTAACATTTTCACTCCTATCTGCATCTAAAGGTGTTGTTAAAGTTACCAACTTAAAACTATGAATAGAGTCTGATACTCTATTCATAGTTTTATACAAATCTGATTGTTCAACTGCATCTCTTGACAATCTATAATCTTCTATTTGTATTTTATATTCGTTTATCATCTTTTAAATATCCTCCTCTCATCATAAACTTCTGTGGTACAATATGTGTGAACCAATCAATCATACTAGGAATGAATCCTAAATCTTCAATGATATGTCTTTCTGCAATTAGTCTTACAGGAACTTTTCTTCCGTCTGAATTAGTAATGGTAGTGCCAAACTTTTCTTCACAAGCGAAACAACCTTCTGCGTGATGTCTTAATGCTCTATGTCTAAAATCAGCCATTATCTTTTTACTCTCATCAAACCAATCGTGAATAGGTTGGTAGTCCTCAGGACTACCTCCCCATTTCTTTACAGAAGATACTGCGTGGTGATAACAGTTAGCCATTATATGTTCTCCTCTCTTTCATTCTCTACAATTTCTACATAGTCGTGTTGGATTTCATTTTCAGATACTTTAAAATACATACCTCCGTGTTGTCCTTCATTGATTTCCCAACCTCCGTGAAATGCCTCTAAAAAATCATAAGCTACATCTTCAAAATAATCTTTTAAGTGCATTGGCTCTGTGGTGGTTTTATACTTATGGTCTGTGTAACACCAATATCTTCTCTCTCCTCTGTCAACTATGTGAGAATCATTTAAAGTAATTACATTTTTACCTACATAAAACTCTACTTCATTTATTGAACCATCATCTCCACAACCACTATAATGCACATAAGCTTTAGTCATTCCAAAATCTTTTAAGACTCTCAGTGCCTCTGGTTTAATTAATGCCTCAAAGTCTTTTTTCTGTCTGTCTTTTCTTTCATAATATTCTTCGTGCCACTTCTTTTCTTCTTCTGGTGTAGTTTCTACAGTAATAGTTTTTATATTATCTTTATCCATTATTATCTCCTTATAAATTAATGATATACTATATATAAGACATATCCTATATAATGTCAAATGTATAATGTCCTTCCTTACAACTTTTTTTTAAAAGTAAGTGTAAAATAAGCAAATATTTTAGGAAATTGGGAAAATAAAGAGAAATCTGCATATTGCAGCGATTTAGGTTTTAGGAAAAATTCCTAAAAAATAGGAAAATATATACTCTCTTACCGACAGGACTCTGCAATTTTTTTTTTATTTTTTTTTGTAAGCAAGTGCATTATACTTTTTTGAATATGATTACTGAATCAAAATTGTGGTCTTGGATTAACCAGATTCAAAAGGTTGAACCAACTTGGCATTTTTTTAGAATAGAATCCTCTACTATAAACGGAATCCCTGACATAAATGCTTGTATTGAAGGTAAAGAATTTTGGATAGAATTGAAATGTAATAGAGGTAAGAATTATGGTATTAGCAACTATCAATTTGCTTGGCATTTAAAAAGATTACAATCTGGTGGCAAATCCTTCATTCTGCATCTGACTAGCAAGGACAGTATGCTTGAAATTCTCAAGGTGCGAGAATCTCGTTCTCGTTCTCGTTGCCCTTGCATCACGAACCTTGGTTCAGTTAAGTTTCAGTTCAACGCTGCTCCGGGGCTGTCCCGGGTCCGGGAGACATTGGTTATGATGAAAGATATGTAAAAAAATAGTTGCAATATATCTTATATGTGATAGGGTAGGACAATAAATAAGGAGAAAATTATGAAAGATGAATTTATAAAAGGGTTGATGAAGTACGGCAGAGAAAAAGGTTTTATACAAGATAAACCTCAACCTAATAAAACTTATACCTTGGTGGGTGTGGGCAAGTGCATTGCTAACGGAAACAGTTGGCAAGAGTCGGAGGTGAAGAACAACGACAAAAAATAAATAGTAAACCTATTCCTCGTTCTCGTTCTCGTTCTCGTTGAAACGAGAACGAGGTTTTAGTTTTAGTTTCAGTTGCTGCTGAACGCTGGGCAGCACAGGACCCGGGTCCGTTTAATAATCCCTGTCGGTAGAAAAAAAACTCTTGCTTTTTTTATGGTGTGTGATATATCTTATATAAAATAAGGAGAGAAAAAAAATGAAAGATTATAAAAATTGCAAAAGTAGAATAGAAGAAGAATACAAAGGCAGGTTAACACAATTAAAAGAAGGAAAGCTGGAGGGGTTAGGTTTTGACTATGTACCCCCAGATACATTCGGAAATCAACCTATCGGATATTTTCGTTGGCAGTTGTCTTGGGGTGGTCCTTCTGATGAGTTCAGAGTGTATGACAATGAAAACACAATAAAATATTATTTTCTAGATTGGTTTGACGGTGCTTCTATTTATATAGATGATGACGAAGTGGTTGAGGTAATGGCTAGGTTTATGGAAGGACACGCAGAAAACAATAGACCTTACTACAGCGACTGGGGAGGGGCACACTGATGGTTTTCTCGTTCTCGTTCTCGTTGGGCTTTGCTTATGCAAAGCCCTTTTGTTTTAGGTTTAGTTTGCTGCCTGGAGCCAGGTGCAGCACACAGGGGGCATCGTGATGATCTTTGTTGGAGTTTTATTAGGTTTCCTGTTCTTGGTCTTTTTTATTTTGCGGTGGATTTTTGTTTTGACAATTCTAGGACTTGTGGTTTGGTTGCTATGTTTAATCTGACTTCTCGTTCTCGTTCTCGTTGAGAAATGAAAATGGTTTTCCTTTTAGTTTAAGTTACCTGGAAGCCAGGCAGCACCAGGACAGGTATAAGATTGGTCATAATATGTCTTATAGGTTTTTCCTATAATAGATATAGGTTGCATCTATAAGATGTATCTTATATAATAAATGTATTATTAATCAAAAGACTTGGAGGTCAAAAATGAAAACAGAAAAACAAACAGTATATATAGTAGATGATCACAACCTAGTTGGAGATCCATCTTTAGAATTTTATACAGTTGATGAGTTCAAAGATTGTATTGATTACTTTGAAAGATTGTATTGGTCTAAAGATAATAGATATCAAGATCAATCTATTAGAGTGTTCTGGGATAAGCAAGAGGCTGAGGATTACCATAAAAAACTCAAAGCTATCTGGGAAGTAAGACATAACAATAGGGAGAGTGCATAATGCCAAATGATTTATCTACTCAACTAAACAATAGACTTCAATCTCTGGAAACAGAGATTGAAGTATTGCAGAAAGCTTTCGAGGTTCACAAGTCAAGCACCACAGAACTAGTAAACGGAACTATTAATTGGCAACACCTTTACAAAACTTTAGAGGCTGTTGTTGAAGAGACTATGGTTGCTTACCCCAATGCTGATGCTATCCAAGTATTAAAGCAAAAGTTTATGCAAAGAGTCGAACCGTTACTGTCTAGAATGTCAGGTCAAGAAACAAACGAATAGCCTCCAAGCTATCCGTTGCAACGGAACCGAGCCTCATCGGAGGCTCGGTTTTTTTTTGGTTTACGCTGGGGAATGCCGTGCCCGTCCAGCCCGTCACGCCCCATAGTTATAACTCTTAGTAAAGTCTTGCAAGACAAATACATGTATATATGATATAAAACTATAGATGCAGAAACAAAACTTACCTGTTGAAAAATTGAGGCTCGAGGTTGAGAGGCTCTTGTTACAACATATTAAATTATGTCAAGATAATTTTTTGTACTTTGTGCAAGAAGTCTGGCCAGATTTTATATGTAGAAAAGAAAAAGAAAAAAGTAAGTGGGGTCATCATCAAATCATAGCTCATGAATTTACAAATATAGCTAAAGAAAAAAAAGGGAGGCTCATTATTAATATGCCCCCAAGACACACGAAATCAGAGTTTGCTTCCGTATATTTCCCTGCTTGGATTATTGGTAAGTATCCAAAAATGAAAATTATGCAGGTGTCTCATAATACTGAACTAGCAGTAAGGTTCGGGAGTAAAGTGCGTAATATCATAGACTCACCAGAATACAAACAAATTTTCGGGGATGTTAAATTAAGAGAAGACTCAAAAGCAAAAGGTAGATGGGAAACAAACAAAGGTGGAGAATATTATGCAGCTGGTGTTGGTGCGTCAATCACGGGTCGTGGTGCAGATTTACTAATCATTGATGATCCACACACGGAACAAGATTCCATGTCTGAT